CGGCAGGAGACCCCGCCGCCGTGAGCGACCGGAGCATGCAGGCCGCGCTGGAGAAGCTGGCCAAGTGGCGCCGGTTCTTCGCATCCTGGCAGACCGGCACCCGGTCGCCCGATGACGGGGAATACCGTGCCGTCAGCAACCACCGGGAGGTCACCATCCTGCTGCGCGCCGAGGTGACCGCGCTGGCCGGGCTGCTCATCCGCAAGGGCGTCATCACCCAGCAGCAGTTCACCGACGCCTTGGAGCGGGAAGCCCGGCAGCTCGACGCGGACTACGCCGACCGCTACCCCGGCTGGTCCAGCCACGGCGACGGGCTGTCCATGAAGCTGCCGGAGGCCGCCGACACGATGCGCAGGCTCGGGTTTCCGCCGTGACACCGGAGTGACGCAGGGGTAGCCTGGACGCCGCCGGTCCAGACCCCGCCGGGTCATCCCGGCAACCCCGCTGTCCTGCCCATGAGGCAGAACAGGTGAACAGGGCGTAACCTGTGAGCAGGTAGTAGCCCGCGGCCCTTTGCGGAGCCGGGACGTCAGTTCCGCCGCCAGCAAGGGAATCCCGGCCCCCGTGGTACCGATCGAGCGCACCCGAATCACCATGCGTGACGGGCTGCGCTCTTTTTCATGCCCGCCTCCCGCTGGCCGGGGGAGCTGAGCATGAGGCTCAGGGAGCGGATCCACTCGGCCACGTCGGTCGAGCAGCGCGTCATCGGCGGCGTGCCGTGGCGGCCCTGGGACTCGCCGTTCTGGAAGTTCAGCCAGGGCGGCCCCATCCACCCGACCCGGTCGTTCTACGGCAAGGACGAGGCGCTCGGCCTGCCCGCCCTGTACGCCTGCGTCCGGCTGCTCGCCGACTCCCTCGCGTCGCTGCCGATCAAGGTCTACACCCGGAACCCGTCCGGCACCCGGCACGCCATCCGGTATAACGGCCCGTCGATCTTCGACCAGCCCAGCGTCACCGGCACCACGTACGACTGGCTGTTCACCATGATGACCAGCCTGCTGCTGCAGGGCAACGCGTGGGGGTTCATCACCGGGCGGGACGGGTTCAACTTCCCGACCGGCATCGAGTGGATCCCGCCGGAGGACGTCACCTGCATCGATGACGAGATGCAGCCGTGGAACCCCCTGCGGACGAGAATCTACGTCTACGGCCGCCTGACCGGCCGCGACGAGCTGTTTCACGTGAAGGCTTTCGCCTTGGCGGGCAGGACGGAGGCGATCTCGCCGCTGCGCGCGTTCGCGATGACCGTGCTGGCCGGGATCGAGGCGCAGCGGTACGGCACCGACTGGTACCGGGCCGGCGGTTTCCCGCCCGGGCATTTCAAGAACTCCAGCATCGAGATTGACTCCGAGCAGGCCGAGGAGATCCGGTCGATGCTCGTGTCCACCATGCGCCGCCGCGAGCCCCTCGTGTACGGCGCCGACTGGACGTACGAGCCGATCACCGTGCCGCCGTCCGAGGCCCAGTTCGTGGAGGCCATGCGGATGAACGCCACCCACATGGCGTCGGTGTACGGGCTGCCCCCGGACCGGGTCGGCGGCACCCGGGGGGACTCGCTCACGTACTCCACCCAGGAGCAGGGCACCCTGCAGATCATCGAGGCGCTCCGCCCGTGGATGGTCCGGCTGGAGCACGCGTTCTTCCAGCTCATCCCCGCCAGCCGGTACGTCCGCTTCGATTCCGACGCGCTGCTGAAAACCGACCTGAAGACGCGGACGGAGATCTACTACCAGCAGCGGAAGATGGGCCTGCGCACCATCGATGAGCTGCGCGACCTGGAAGACCTGGAGCCGATCCCCGGCGACGTCGGCAACGAGTCGATCCCGCTGGACGTCATCGTGGCGATGGGCCGCACCACCCGCGGCATCCCCACCTCGCTGATGAGCCAGATCACCCTGGAGATGGACCTGGCCGTCGACCGGCTGACCAAGATGCAGAAGTCCGGGCTGGCCGCCCCCAACGTGGACCCGGCGTCCATCTCCCCGGAGGCGATGCTGGGCCGGATCGTCGGCGCGCAGCGGGACGCCGGGGGCCGGCGGGGCCGTGACGACGCCGACCTGATCCTGGACTTCCTCCGCAGCAACCCGGACCGGTTCGGCCAGCTGCTGTCGGCGGCCCGGCGGCATGACGGCGGGACCGAGCCGGAGTACGTCGGGGCGTGGGTGCCGTCGCCCCGCGACCTTGTCCTCAACGGCAACGGGAGGCACCGGTGAGGCTTGCCCTGGCGCTCGCCGCGCTGGCCGCGGGGACGGCGGCCGGCTGGCTGCTGGCCGGCTGGCTGCTGGACCGCCGCGCGCACGGCGAATTCGCCGCGGCCACCGTGGCCGACTTCGAGTGCGGCCACGAGCCCGGCGACGCGTCCTGCATGATCTGCGACCCGGTAACCCGCAACGGAAGGCACTGACATGGGCGAATGGGCCATCACCATCAGCGGCGCAGGCATCCACGACAACGGCCGGGAGGATGACGCGGACGCGATCCTGACCCGGTTCGTTGAGGAGCTGCGCAAGAGCCAGACGGTCCGGTCGGCAGTATTCACGGTCGGGGCGGCCCGCGAGGTGGTGCAGCGGGACGGCAAGTCCGTGCTCGACCAGTACCTGGTGCACTGACATGCCGCCAGCGAAGAAGACGACCGCGAAGAAGAGCAAGCCCGCGCCGAACACCGACGCGCCGGCCGGGTCGTACGCGCTGCCCGGAGACGGGCCCGGCGGCGCGGACGCCTACCCGGTGAACACCCGCAAGCGGGGTGCGAACGCGCTGGCCCGGGTGGAGCAGCACGGCACCCCGGCGGAGAAGGCGAAGGTGCGGGCCGCGGTGAAGCGCAAGTACCCGGACCTGCCGTCCAGCAGGGGTCAAGGAAAATCGGCTGCCGCTAAGGCCAAGCCCGCTAAGTGAGAGAAGGACAACCCATGGCCGACCGTGATGCGGCAGTCAACAACCTGCCGGATGAGGCGTTCGCCGTCATCGAGCCGGGCGGGACGAAAGACCCCTCCGGGCGGACGGCGCCGCGCAGCAAGCGGCATTTCCCGCTGAACGACGAGGCCGCCGTCCGGGCCGCGCTGGCGCAGGCGCCGCAGTCGCCGTTCGGCATGCAGGCGGCCGGGGCGATCTTCACCGCGGCGCGCAAGTTCGGCATCCCCGTGGACGGGGCGCAGCGCGCCGCGTTCGGCCAGCTGGAGCCGGACATGAGCGGGTTCCCGGAGCGCCGGTTCACCCGGTTCCCGCCGGAGATCCGGTCGGACAACCACGGGCCCAGCCACATCTACGGGTACGCGGCCGCGTTCAACAAGCTGAGCAGGAAGCTCGGCGGCTTCGTGGAGCAGGTGTCCGCGACGGCGTTCAACGAGTCCCGGGCCAGCGGCTGGCCGGACGTCGTATGCCGGTACAACCACCACGACGACGCGCTGCTGGGCACCTCGTGGGCCCGCACCCTGACCCTGGCCACCGACGACACCGGCCTGGCCTACGACGTGATCCCGCCGCAGGCCCGCGCCGACGTGCTGGAGTACGTGACCCGCGGCGACGTGAAGCACTCCTCGTTCGCGTTCCGGGTCTTCCCCGGCGGCGACACGTGGGGGGTCAGCGACTTCAACTACCCGATGCGGACCCTGGAGTCGGTGCAGCTCATCGACGTCGCCCCGGTCCTCGATCCGGCGTACCCGGACGCCACGGCGGGCGCCCGGGCCATCAATGGCGCCGTGGAGTCACTGGCCGCCTGGGTGCAGGGCGACCCGGACGAGGTCCGCAGCCGGCTGACCGAGGGGCGGGCCATGGAGTTCTTCAAGCGGACCGACAACGCCGGGCCGCGCAAGCCCGCGGAGCGGAAGGTGCCGAAGAAGTCGGCCATGACCGGAGCGCAGGCGCTGCTGGCCCTGCAGGCCAACCAGCAGGACCCCTGGGCGGACGAGGGATAACAGCCCGCACGAATGAATCCATAGAAATCTGCCGTGGTCGTAGCTTCCCGAAAGGTACGGACGGAGCCGGTGCAGATGCCATCACCAGGAAGGAAACGACATGGCATCAGAAGCAGCCAAGAGGCTCCGCGACCGCAGGATGAACCTGTGGGGGGAGTGCCGCAAGCTCGCTGACGGGGCGGCAGAGGAGAACCGCGCTTTCACGGACGAGGAGCAGGGCCGTTTCGACGCCCTGCAGGAAGAGATGAGCAAGGTCGACGTCCGCATCCGGGCCATGCTCGACACGGAGAAGCGC